TATCAGACGAAGTTAAAACTTTAAAGGAAAAACATTAATGCCTTTTTGTCTAGGAACAGCTTTACCTTCATCTGGCTCTATAAGTTTAAATCAAATCCATGTAGAGTCTGGCGGTACAAGCGGCACTACAATAAATTTTAATACTCAAAAAATAAGAAACCTTACAGGATTTAAAAAAAATTCGGCAGGAGCTAAAAGTTTTAGTCAATGTCGTGGAGCTTTTATGGACGGATTACCTGCGGCTGTATCGCCAACGACCCCAACAAATAATGATGATATTGGAGTACGAGATGATACAGTTGTAGGACAAAATGGAGCGTCTAGGGGATATTTTCAAGGCAGACCATACATAGATGCAGGTACAATAACTATAGGAGCAAATACAAGCTTAGTAATAAGATATTATGCCGCCGCAGATTGGGAAGATGAAGGAGAAGGAGATTTTGATTTTAGTTTTGCCATAATGGCGGTAGCTCCAGGATATACCGGTGGTTGCACTTTATCTCATAATGATAGTTTAGGAGATGTATCTGGTACTAGTGGTAAGTGTAGAGTTGTTAAAACAGGATCAGGTAGCGAAGCTTCTACAGGCAGTATTGAAAATGAATTGGGGACCGGAGAACTTCGTTTTGACCGAACAAGTCAATATCCTTGGGGTATAACTGTTGATTAATGGAAAAACTTTTTTCTGTTAATGCAGATAACTTTGTGAAAAAATTAAATCCTATTACTCAAGAAAGGTGGGAAGTTTGGACTAAAAGGAGAGGTGGTTGCCACGAAGATACTCGTTGTATTCCTTTAAAATGGGCGGCCAATAAAATAAAGTTTGAGCCAAGCGAAACTAATGAATTTAATCAAATAGAATATCATCAAGAATATATCTTATTTGCTAATGAGTTAGACGATATAAACAGAACTTTAGATAAAATTCATGGTCCTGCAAAATTAATTAATGCTGTGTTTATAAAACTTTTATCAGGTTGTAGTGTTCCAGAACATCAAGATACGCCAAGTGGCAGAGAAAATATTTTTTCTAAAACTAGAAGATACCACATACCAATTATTACTAATCCACAGGTTTATATGAAATGTTTAGATACAGACTATTATCTTGAAAAAGGTAATGTTTATGAGTTAGAAAATACAAAAAATCATGGTGTAAGAAACGAAAGCGAAATAGATAGAATACACTTAGTTATAGACAGATTGCCTTACAATACATAAAATTATGGATAATATTTTATATAAATCATGGCTTTAGTAGAAGTAACTCCCCCTGCCGGAATAGTTAAAAACGGAACTGATTACGCAAATAAAAATAGATTTGTGGACGGAGATCTTGTCCGATTTGAAAATGGCTACTTAAAACCACTTGGCGGTTGGACCAAATTTAGAAACAATCCTTTAGGAACTTTTTTTTCTGCAACTATAACTACTACTAATGGAAGTAATACCATAACAGCGACAACTACTGTCCCACATGGATTTCCAGTAGGACAGACTTTTGTTGTAGAAGATTATGCAAGTACCGGTGGAATACCTAATACAGAACTTAATAATCAAACTTTTACTGTAGCTTCTGTTCCAAGCACGACAACTTTTACTTTTACAACTTCTACTTCTGCTTCGTCTTCTGCAACTTCTTCCGCTTTTAGAATAATAATTTCTAGCACTCCAATAGGTATGTATTCTTTTAACGCAAACAATGGAGAAGAAATTTTAGCTGTAGGAACTAGGGCAGGTGTTAATGTTTTTTATTCAAATAATTGGTATGACATAACTCCGGTAGGTTTTATATCTGATGATGTAGTTACTTCTGTTGGATATGGAGCTTATCATTATGGAGTAGAAGATTGGGGAGATGCTAGAAGCACATCTGGAATAAATTTTGATACAAAAAGTTTTTCTTTTGATAACTATGGAGAACATTTGGTTTTTTGTTTTCCAGGCGACGGAAAGTTATATCAATGGCGACATAATACTAATACAGGTACTCCAGATACTATAGCGACACAAATACTTAATTCTCCTACAGGTTGTCAGGGCCTTGTAGTAAGCAACGAAAGACACTTAATAGCTTTAGGATCTAACGGAGATCCTAGAAGAATAGCTTGGTCAGACAGAGAAGACAACACTACTTGGGCCGCTTCTGCTAGAAATACAGCAGGTAGTTTAGAAATAGCTACAGGCGGTAAAGCAAACTTTGCTTACAGATTTGGCAGGGATATAATTATTTTTACAGATATAGGTATAAACAAACTTTATTATGTAGGAAGTCCTTTTGTTTATGGTGTTGAAGATGCAGGTATAAATTGCAAAGCAATTAGCTCTAGATCTATTGTTTCTTCTGGTGGTTTTTTATCTTGGATAAGTGAAAATTCATTTTTTACATATAATGGTCAGCTTAGAGAATTAAAATCAGATGTGCATGATTTTATATTTGATAATATGCAAAGTAATACGCAAAAATGTACTTTTGGAGCTCACAATATAGATTTTAACGAAATTTGGTGGTTTTTTCCTGTTGGAGAAGTAACTCAATTATCTCCAAATAGATATATTATTTGGAATTATTTAGATAATGTTTGGAGTATAGGAGAATTAGACAGAGGAGCTTGGATAGATCAAGGTGTATTTAAGAATCCTTTAGCTACTGATAGTGGTGGATTTATTTATGAACATGATAAAAGGCCTTTATTTAATTCTCCAGGATTAGGTTCAAGAAAACCTTTTTGTAAAACAGGTCCTTTAGAAATAGGATCTGGAGATAAAGTAGCTCAAATAAACCAGATATTATCAGACGAAGAAACAACAAATTTACCGGCAATAACTTTAAGTTTTACAGGTCGCTTTACTCCATTAGGAGCTGAAACTAATTTTGGCAGTTTTAATTTTAATGCTAGTGGTTATACAGATGCTAGATTTTCAGCTAGACAAGTCCAAATGAAAATAGAAGGAGATGTAACTCAAGATTTTCAAGTAGGAAAAATTAGACTAGATGTAAAAGCCAGAGGTAGAAGATGATATTACCTGCTAGTAAAAATCAATATATACAAAATGTAACAAATGCAAAATTAGATGTTTCTGGAACAGGATCATTAGAAACAATATATACAGCTCCAGGTACTACTGAATTTGATTTTGCTGTTATAGAGTCTATTTTAGTAGGAGATGATAATGGTCAAGCAACGACTATAGACCTTGTAGTAACTACTGGATCTGCTAATCATTTTTTATTTAAACAAAAAAATATATCGGCAAATGGGACTGTTGAATTGTTAAGTAGAGATCTTGTTTTAAAATCAACACAATCATTAAAAATACAAGTTAGTCATGCAAATATTAATGTTTTTGCTAGTTTAGTGGAGTATGGAAAAGGAGATTAAAAAAGAAGAATGGGAAGTATATTGGGATCATTGTAAGCCAATTTTAGAACCTGCCGTTGCATATCAACAAGCATATACTATAGATGATGTGGAAGACAAAATAAGACATGGATTTTTTCATTTATGGCCCGGTAAAAACTCTGCTATGATTGCAGAATTAATTACTTTTCCACAAGAAAGAGTATATAACTTGCTTTTTGCAAGTGGTAAATTTGATGAAATAGAAGGTATAATAGAACAAATAGAGGTTTTTGCTAGAACTGTAGGTTGCACAAAACTTATGGGTGGTGGCAGACCAGGTTGGAAAAGAAAAATAAAACATTTAGGTTTTGAACCAGAAACTTTTTTAATAAAAAAATTATGAGTTTTAGCAAAGGAAAACAAACAGAAACGAGAGATGTTCCTCAGTATCTAAAAGATATATTTACAGACTCGTCAGAAATAGCAAGAGATGCGGCTAGAAATTTAGGTCCTGTTTATTCTGGAGATAGAGTTGCAGGATTAACTCCAGACGAAATACAAGCAGAAGCAGAAGCTAGAAGACTTTTTGGTACTTCTATGGCTTACGATCCAAGAAGCAATCTAATGAATATGATTGGTTTAGATGCTCCTTCTTATAATCCGGCTTCTTTATTAGAAGGAAATATAACTGCTTACGAAAACAGATTTACCAATCCCCTTATAGATACTATTGTTAATGATTTTGACAGAATGAGAGATATGCGTGTTAATCAAATCCAAGATGATGCAATAAATCGAGGAGCTTTTGGCGGAGATAGATCAGCTATTTTTGAACAAGAAGGCACTAGGGCCTTAGATGAAGAAATGCTTAAAACAGTAGCAGGAATAAGAGAGTCTTCTTTTGATAAAGCTATGGACAGATTAGAACAAGATACAAACAGAATAGATCAATCCAGAAGAATTGGAGCTGATCTTTATGGTCAAAATTTAGATAGACAATCTGGTTTGTTAAATGATTTACTAGCAGATCAATATAATGTATTTGGCTTATTTGATGAAATGGGACAAAGACAAAGGGGTATGGATCAAGCTATGCTAAATGCTGAAATAGATTACTTTGATGAAACTAGAAATCTACCATTAGAACAACTACAGCTTTTAAATGCAGGTGTAGGCAATATAGACACAGGAAATGTTATTGGCAGAACTACTAGAACCAAAGAAGCAAAAATTGATATGGAAGATATTGGAAAAATGCTAACCGGAATAGGCGGTCTTGGCTAACAAGTATGATAGATCCTAAATTTAAAGATATGCTTACTCTTGCCAATATGGGAGTTACTCCAGATGCTTTGACAGCTTTTCAAAATCACAAAAAAAGATTGCAACAAAATGATGATGCTTTAAAAATGAGAAATACTGTTTTATTTGGCAACACTTTTGCAAATCCTGGTTCGCAAACTAACGCTACTTTTATACCACCAAAATCAGGAAGTATGTATGACAATATGGTTTCTCCTGATGATATTAATAATACACGAAGGGACATGATAAGAACTCAAGCAAATATTGCTATGACAAACAATCCTATAAATCCAATGTTTAATCGCCCTGATAGACCTAGCGGTAGTGCATTACTTAATAATGTAAATGCAAACACCGCTCCACTAATGTTTCAAAATTTAAACAAAGAAGCTTTAGCAGATAATCTTCAAAAAACTATAGGAGATGTTGATAAAAGAGAAAAAGAAATTAAACTTGCTAAAAGAAAGGAGCGATTTGATAAATTAAGAAAGTTTGGTTTAGCTTTACAAGGCAAAGATCCAAGTGCTATGGATATGCAAAAAATGATTCAAGCTTTAGATTATAAATACAAAGGAAATTTATTACAAAATTCAGAAGATACAAGAAGAGATAGAGAAGATTCAATAAAATTTGCAAAAAGTTACGCTATAAGCGACACCTCTCTTAATGAAGCACAAAGAAAAGAAATTCAAAATAATGACTCTGCGGCCTTTAGATATTCAAAAACAGCTTTCAAGAAAAAAGATCTTTTAGATGAACTAGCAAGTTATCCCTTAACTTCCACATATAGTCCTTCTTCTTTTAATTACATGAAACAAAATTTAGATAAATTTCAAGATGAAACCTTAAAAGACATATTAAGAAAAACTAGCTATAACGAATACATATCAAGCGATAAGCTTAAAAATAGTTTTAACTCTTTATTGCAATCGCAATCAACAATAGCAGATCAAGAACTTATGTCCTTTATAAATGCTAATAGCAGAAAAGGATCTTATCTTGCCGAAGGAGAAAGAAATGCTTTCAATCTTATAGATTCAAGACGCTTTAGAGAGCAGTTATAAATGGTAAGTTACTATGGGAGCTTATGAAGATTGGTTAGAAGGAAAGCTAGATATTCCTGATATACCTGCTCCTACAGAAACATTAGAAGAACAAGCTCAAATCGAGCAAGAAACAAATCCTCAAAATCCTGGCCCTTTATCTAATTTTTTTAGAACAGTAGTTGGTGGTTTAAGGGACTCTGCACAAGGAAGTATTGGAGCTATTAGAGATGTTGCAAATTTAACTGATCAAAAAATTCCTGGACCTTTGGGATCTTTTCAAATAGCAGACGAAATAAATAAAAAAATATTAGGAGAAGAAAGAAAATTACCAGAAATAGAACAACCAACTTATTTTGGTGGGCCTTTTGCTAGAGATGTTATTCAGTTTCTTCCTGATTTTGTTGGTGTTACTAAGGCAGTAAAAGCTCCAGAAGCTATAGCCGAAGGCCCTGCTTTTTTGAAAGGCCTGTATAACAGACTTCTTGTTCCTGATTACAAAACAAATCAATTAGGAAAAACAAAGCTTACTACAACATTAAAAGATGTAGGGGATAGAGGTCTTTCTAGTTTTGTAAGATACGGAACTTTGGGTGGCGTTGCTGAAAACTTGGCTTTTGATCCAGAAGAAGAAAGATTATCTAACCTTTTATATGATACTTTTGGCCCGGATTATCCTGTTGTTGGCCCTGTGTCTGAATTTTTAAAAGCAGATCCAGACGACTCTGTAGCCGCTAGTAGATTTAAAATGGCTTTAGAAGGAGCAGGTATAGGTATTCCTTTTGATGTTGTTGCCGGTTTCTTAGGCAGAGCTTTTGATATTAGATCTGTTAAACAACAAGAAAAAAAGATAGCTGAAAAACTAAAACAAGAACAAGTTTTTGAAAAAGATTTTGTTGGCCCTAAATTAGCAGAAGAACCGCCTACTAGCCAATCAGAAAAAATTATAAATGAAAAAAAATTAGACGCTCCTTCTTATAAAGAAGACGGATCTTTAGATATAAATGTTTCAGATACAAATAAATATTTAAAAAAAGAAGAATACGGGCCAGAAGATATTGAGTTTAATAAATTTTTAGATACTAGAGATTATAGTAAAAAGTTTAAAAACCTTTTTGAAAGATATTCTCGTTTGTTTAAATCTGACGGAGATCCTGCTTTAAAGTTTGAAGATCCAACATTAAATAAACAATTTTTAGCAGATGAAATTACAAAAATTAAAATTAGAGCTAATAAAGATTTTCAAAAATTTAAAGCAAAAAAATTACCAGATAGTCCGTCAAGTAATAGATTACAAGAGCCAGATTATCCTAAAGTAATTACTGCTAAAGAAATTTTAAGAAAAATAAAACCTTTTACCTATGCTCAATTAAAAGTAAGCGAAATAGGAGAGTCTTTAGGTTTAACTGATAGTAGAGGAAAACCTAGTAGAGCTTTTCTTCGTGGCAAAGGAAAAGAAAGCAAATATGAAACACAAAATCAAAAAGATCTAAGAGAAAAAAAAGAGCAAGATGAAGTTTTAGACGGACAATTTTGGGACAACTTAGCAGAAGACATGGAACGCAAGGGTTATGAAATTCAATATGATAATACTCAACAAGTTTTAGAAAAAGGAGATGATAGTAATTCTGCATTTAATGTATTAACAAGACTAATAGCAGAAGATTCTCCAAATCCAAAAGATGAATTTAAATTATTAGAACACGAACAATTATTAGAAGGTATAGACCAAGAAAGAAGACTTATTAATGACTTGGGTTTTGATCCAGATGAATTGACAGACGCACAATTAGACGAAGTTATTAATAATTTTATAAAAAATACTTCTGAAAGATTTGAGCCAGATGATCCAATAGTAACTGCTTTAAAAACACTTGTTCCTGCTAATTTAAGAGGAGATAAAGGGTTGCCATTAGGAGAAGGGCCTGATATTCCGACTGGACCACCACCACCACCTAGATCAGACGACGGGCCGCCGCCAGACTTTGATCCTGGAGATCCTGACAAAGTAGTAAATATTAATTTAGAAAAATATGATTTTTCTAAAGGAGATATACAAGCTTTAACTAGACAGGCCATAAAAAATGGAGATTGGATTAAAGCTAGAAATCAAATGCAATTTGGTCCTGACGGAAAATTGTTAAGAGAAGATGCTTTAACTACCGGATTGACTGTAGATAAATTTATTAATGCTCCTAAAAATATAAAATTTACTCCGCAAGAACTTATGGCCGCTAGAATGATGTTGCAGTATTTAGCAAAACAAACAAAAGAATTAGGAGAAGAATTAAATATATTACTTGAAGCAGGAGAAACGCCTTCTAATAAACAATTATACAATTTTCAATTATTAGAAATGGATCTGGGAGCTGTAGGAGAAAGACTTGTTGGAGAAACTTCTTATGCAGGTCAATTACTAAATTCTTTTAAATATGATGTTGATAATTTAACACCAAAACAAGCTAGAGAATTTGTAGATGATATTGTTAAACAAAGAGAGGTTTCTAATAGAGGTTTGCAAAATATAGAAGCAAGAATAAGAAATGCGGCCAAATTAGAAACTCCAGAACAAATTGCTATTAATGCTCAAAGTGCAGTAAGACCGCCAACTATTCTAGACATGGCACAAGAATTTTGGATAAATGCCTTGCTTTCTGGTATTCCTACACAAGCAGTAAATTTTGGTAGTAATGCTATAGTAGCGGCTTTTAGGCCTGTAGAAGCGTATGCTCAAGCGGCAATTTCAGTAGGCAGAAGAAAAGATCCTGATAGAAGACTCTCTTTTTCAGAAGCAAATGGTAACGCTTTTGCTACTATTTATGGATTAAGAGATGCTTTAAAAACAGCGGCAAAAGCATTTTACAATCCAGATTTAGTAAAAGATCCAAATACAAAATTAGAATTAGCTAGGCAAAAATCAATTAATACAAAATTAAAAATTTTTGGTTACGACATTATTGGAGATACTATTAGATTGCCAGGCAGAGGTTTATTAGCAGGAGATGTATTTTTTAAACAATTAGCTTACAATCAAAATGTTTATGGCAAGGCCTTTGATATAGCGGCAAAAGAAGGTATTAAAGATCCTGTAAAATTTATGAAAAGAGTAAATAATCTTGTCATGGATCACAAAAAAACACCAACAGCAGGTGTTTTAGGCAAAGACTTTGAACAAATTGCATTAGAACGAGGACGCTATCAAACATTTACAAACAATCTTGGTCCAACCGGAAGAAGTTTCCAAAGACAATTAAACGGCCCATTAAAAGCTCTTAAATTTGTAGTACCTTTTGTAAGAACTCCGGTAAATATTGTTAAATATTATTTAGAAAGATCTCCTGCCGGTGTTGTAAGTGCTTTAAGAAAACAAGGAGCTGAACGAGATGCGGCAATAGCAAAGACACTTTTAGGAACTGGCTTGGCAACTTTAGCTTATCAGTTAGCGTCAGAAAAAAAGATTGTTGGTGGTGGGCCTATAGACAGGCAAGAAAGAAGATTATGGCTTCAAGACAGGTCTAATGTTCCTTATTCATTTAAAACATCAGACGGCAAAAGTTATGAGTTTTTTAGGTTTGAACCTACTGCTATGATTTTTGGAATTGCCGCTGATATGCAACAAATAATGGACGAAATTTATAGAAATCCAGAATTTTACGGAGAAGACGGAAAATTATTACAGGACAAGTTGGGAACTCTTTTGTTTGATATGGTAATAGGATTAACTAATTCTTTACAAAGAAACTTAACTGATAAAACTTTCTTTAGAGGTATTACAGATTTAGTAAGTGCTATAGACTCAGAAACTCCTACAGGTATAGAAACTTATGTAAATAATTTCTTAGGATCTTTTGTGCCTACAATGTTTAGAAACATTAATGATGTTAATGATCCATTTTTGAGAGATAGCAGACAAGCACTAGATAAAATAATGGACGACCTGCCTTTCTTTAGCAATAAAGGTATGCCTATTAGAAGAAATATTTTTGGAGAAAAAATGTTAAGAAGAAAACAAGGTCCACAAGTGTTTTCTCCTATAACTGTTGGTACGGCAGAACCAGATCCCGTACTAACTGCTTTTGCTGATGCAAATTATTTTCCAGGAAAAATGAATAGAAAATTAGACGGAATAGAATTAAATGAAAAACAATACGAATATATGTTGGATAGATTAGATTTAATGGGAGCTAGATCAGAATTTGAAAGATTAATTACACTTTTCCCTGATGATGCTATGCCAAGAGAAAAAAGAGAAGAATTTGAAAGTCTTATGCGTGATTTAAGAATTGAAGCAAAAGACATGACTCTTGAAGCTATCATGTATGATGAAGACAGTCCGATATATAGTCCTTCTTGGAGAAGGGCATGGGAGAAAAAACAAGAAAGCACAGAATAATGTCTTGTCCCACAGAGAGGGTTGGTAAATGCGGAGAACATTTAACAGCTTCTTTTCTTTATTCATTTGGATCAGATTTAGTTACAATGCCACATGGATCTCATGCAGATATAGTTTTTGAATACAAAAATATTTTGTACAAATGCCAAGTAAAAACTGTTACCAAAAAAAAGAAATACATATCTAAACATACTGGCAGACAGTATAGGACCGGGTGGTGTTGGGATATTAGAAGGGGAGCTAACACTAAATCAAGAAGGTATGGTACAAAAGGTACACACAATATAGATCTTTATGCTTTGGTTTGCCTTCCTTACAAAAATATAATATTTGTACCTTTTTTTAAAAAAACTAAAATAACTTTTAACGACGAAGAAGTTAAAACTGCGGACTCAAAAAAAACTTTAAAATATACTTTAGATTTAATTAAGCAAGATAAGCTTGTTAGCTAACTCTACATTGTTTTTAGAAACCTCTTGTCTTATTTCTCCGTATCTTTGCATAGAAGATAAGCTTTGATGCCCTAATAAATTTCCTACTTGTCTATGGCCCAGACCTGCTGACAAACAATATGTAGCGAATGAATGTCTTAAATCATGCAATCTTAGATGTGGACAATCACATTCTTTTCTAATTTTATCCCAAGTTTTTTCCGGAGATTTAATTCCAGTAATAGTTTTTTCATCAGGATAAATTTCTATAATTTTATTTATAATTTTTACGGCATTATCTGACAAGTAAATAATTCTATCCTTGCCGGTTTTTTTACCTGTTTTGTATTGGTCAAAAGGTATTACAATTTTATTGTCTTTTATCCAAGATCTTTGTGCGTTTGCTATCTCGCTTTTTCTAGCTCCTGTTAGTATGAGTAACCATATAAAAGATATAGACCTAATCTTTCCTGGCTCGAAGTTTTCTAATTCATTAAGTTTTTTAAATACTTTTATCTTTTCTTTTTCAGTATAGCTAGTAGTAATTTTTTTTTCTGGATTACCTTTTATACTTCTGGCTATATTATTTTCTTTACCATAACAGTCTTCATCAATAGCAAAATTTAAACTAGCTACTATAAATTTAAGAAATTTATTTGCTTGTGATTTACTTTTTTTAGAAATAAATGCAAAAACATTTTTAATATCTTTTCTTGTTAATTGATTTACATAAATAGATCCAAGATATTTTTTTACATAATTCTTATATAAAGATTGATATTGTTTTGTTGTAGTTTTTTTTACATCTCTCACTTTACAGTCTTTAATATATTCAGAAAACAAAACATCATACTTAACTTCTATTATGTCTTTTGGATCTTCTACCAGACCTTCTTCTATATCTTTGTAATCAGAATAAATTTTTATAGCTCTCTTGCGTATTTCAGTAATACTTTCATCTGGATAACGAGCATCTATTTTTCTTTTTATTTTTTTTCCTTTGTTATGCCAAATTAAATAATAGTATTTAGATCCGTTTCTATATCTGGTTTTTAACTTATTAAATTTTTTATCAGCTATATGCCTATCTTTTTTTTCCATGTTTTTCTCCTTTTTTATGCACTAATTCAATTTCCATTTCTAAGTAATGTATTGCTTTATTAAGATCATCAATCCTACTGCCCTTATCTCTAGTAATATATTTAATAGCGTTGCCACAACAATAAGACAGTTTGTTAGCCAATATATATTCTATTGGCTCTATGCCTAGTTTCTTGTAGTGATTACCTGCTACTTGCTTTTTTAGAGTTTTTGGTTTCCTTGACATTTTTTTTAAATATTTTATCCCAATTATTTTCAAAAGTTTTTTTATCAACTTTCATAGGACGAGGATCTGATCCTTTCGACATTATATTTTTGTGAGAATGGCAATTAATAAGACATTAGTTATGAAAATTTCCGCCGAGAGTATCGTGTGATACCATACCCAACGGGCCTTATAAATATTTTCAATAGTAATTTCTTCGTCCTTTTTCATTTAATTAATGTTTGCATTTCCTTAACATCTGTATATCATAATGGTTATGAGGAATAATATCTAGTCGTGTCTAGTAATCAGAAGACATTTTTATCCAGGCAAGAGTGTGCTGAAAGAATTGGTGTTAGCGTGAGAACACTTGATCGTTGGCGTTTTTCTGGAGAAGGGCCTAGTTATTACAAGATACAAAAAGCAGTAAAGTATGAGGAGCAAGACATTGATAGTTACTTGGATAATCAAAAAATTACTACATTCTAAAAAATGCCTGTCATACATCACGCAAAGATTGCTCCGTCTGGATTGGATAGATATACAAAATGCCCTGCGTCGCCAAAAGCATCAGAAGGTTATGGTTCTAGCAGTAGTAATGCTTCTCGTATTGGTAGTGTAGTACACGAAATGAATGAAATGAGAGTACAAGGAAGATTTGAAGGTGTTGATTTCAAAGAATATTGGTTAGGTAGAGAGGTAGAGTTTGAGGGCCATACAGTAAAAGTAGATGCAGAAATGATAGAAGCGTCTAATACATATTGTGAATATGTAGTGAAAAGAAAAAATGAAGAAAAAAAATCAAAACTTTATATTGAAGAAAGATTAGACGGACATGAAATACACCCAGACTTGTGGGGAACTACAGATATTTTAATAGTGCAAAAAGAAAAAATAATTATTATTGATTACAAGAATGGCAAATATCCGGTAGAAGTAGAAAATAATTTACAGCTTAGAGCTTATGCTCTTATGGCTTTATCAAAGTATTCAGAAAAACGAAAAGTAGAAATGACTATTGTGCAACCAAGAGCTTGGCATAAAGACGGACCAATAAGATCTACAGAAATTTCTTCTGAAAATTTGGTGAACTGGGCGTTTGATTGGTTAAAACCAAAAATAAATGCTTGTTTCGAAGAAGAACCTGTTTTTGTGGCCGGAGATCATTGTGTCTTTTGTCCGCATAAACTTAATTGCGATACTCATAAAGAGTATCTACTTAGTGAGGAGTACATTGAGCGAAAAAAACAACGAACTAAACGAGCAATCTACAACAGATAGCGAAGAAAAACCTTTTTTGTCTTTTGAAGAAGACGGCGTAAAGCAAAACATCTTTAAAAGCAAATTAGTTAATGAAAAACTCAAAGCAGAAATTGAAATTAATCAACTTTCTGTAGCTGAGATGTGTGCCTGGACTATAAATGGTTTGGCACTTTTAGACCAAGATAGTGAAACTATTACGCAATCAAGAAGGATTGAGCAACTTACACAGTTAAGACAATCTTTTGAATTTTTGCGTAACTATTCATTTGAACTATTAAGAGCAACATTAGAAAAAGGAGAAAAAAATGACAATTAAAGCATTAAGAAAAGGAGCTAGTAAAAATCCTATGAGATTGGCTATCTACGGACCTGCCGCAATAGGTAAAACATCTGCTGTATGTGAAATGCCAGATCCATTGATACTTACATTGGAAGAAGGTTTAATTACACAGACAGACACTAACATCTGGAATACAGAACCTATTGAAAGTTTTCCAGAGTTTGTAGAATACCTTGAAGAAATAAGAGATAACGACGATTACAAAAGCAGAAAAACTTTAGCTATTGACTCTTTAGACTGGCTAGAAACTCTCATTGAAAAACATGTATCAGAAAAAGAAGGCAAAGAATCTATATCTGATTTTGAATGGGGAACTGGCTATTCCAAAGCAAAAGAAACATTGACGCAAGTGTTTGATCTTTTAGATCAGATTAGATATAAAAGAAAAATGCGTGTAGTTTTTCTTTGTCATGTCAAAGAAGATCGAAAAGAAAAACCAGGTCTTAAAGATTATCAAAAATATGAATTAAAACTTAGAACCGGTTTCGGAGATAAAGTTAAAGAATATTTAGATATGGTTTTGTTTTATAACTACAAATTTGGAGAAGTAAAAACACAAGACGACAAAGGATCTCTTAAAACAAAGGTTACGCAATCTAAAGAAAGATATTTCTTTACAGAAGATTGTATAAGTTATTTTGCAAAGAATAGATATAACTTGCCACCAGAAATGAAAGTTGAAAAAGGTAAGGTGTGGAAAACTTTAGAGCAAGAACTTAAAACTGCATTGGCCGGAGATCAAAATGGTTGAGCCAAACAAAAGAAGTAAATTACCTTCTTATGAAGGGTATGACCGAATACTCGACAGAGTAAAAGGAATCATTAAAGAAAAAATTGGATCTAGCGATTTACTTGATAAAGCATTGATGAAATGTTTACTTGAAGTAGAAGATTTGGAAGTTGAAATTTCTGAAACTGTTAGTGGTAGATTTGAGTCTTTTGATAATAACGAAGAACATTAGTAAAAAAAGAGGTAAATATGACTAATTTCAAAAACTTAATAGAACAGGCAGAAGGAGAAAATTCTTCTATGTCTGATTTTGTAGAATATCCAGAGGGTAGATACTTAATAAATTTTGTCCAGGCAGACGAGATTACAGACTTTGTATCTAAATCTGGTAAAACTTACGACGCAACCGATATAGAATTTCATGTAGAAGGTTGGTCAAATAAAACTTTAAAGTCTAGGTACTTTACAGCTTATGACAAAGAAAATTCTGGAGAAGATAAGTTACATAAAGCGGCATTGAGCGGTACTATGAAATTGCAAAATATTCTCATGGCTATGGGTGTAAAAACAGAGGACTTTCCAGAAAGTATCGAGCAATTTAATGAAGTGTTGCAAGGTAAAAGTGCTACTTGTATTTTGAAAAAAAGAGAATACGAAAGCAACGGGCAAAAAAAATCTACATTAGATCTTGACGAAGATTTTTCCGGACAAAATTGGAAAACTGTTGGAGATGAAAAGCATATTGATATTGCAAATCTTGGATCTTTTGAAGAAGAAAAAATAGAGAAAAAAGAAGAAGCTCCTGTTTCTGTAGAAACTAAGACTGAGGAGTTTGACGAAGAAATTCCTTTTTAAATCTTGTTTGATATAAAGAACAATAGGCCTTCTTTATGTGCCTGTTGCTTAAAACCTTCTGGAGCAATTTTATTGCGAATAGATGATAAGTATTATGGTGTCTGTAATAACGGACACCATATAGAAGAAATTAAAACAAGAGTGGGAAATAAAATGGAAATAACCAGGCAATCTAATTTAAATTATAAAAGTGTTGATTATGCAGTAGGAGAAGTAAAGTCTTTGTATCAACGAATAGCAAAAAAAAATAAATCATACGAGCTACACAAATGGGAAGGAGAAGAAAGAAAAAAATTTTTTAGAACACTAATTCTCTGTTATCTTGATTGCGAGAAAGCAAAAGCAAGTAATGGAGTAGGTAGTGGCTAATTACAAACAGCTCTTTGAAAAAAGAAAATCAAAAGAAAAAAAACTCACACAACAAAAAGCGGATATATCTGATCTTATAAAACAGATGAACGCTGACGGATTGTTAGTGGATAATATAGATACTTCTGGCGGAATAATTAGAGTCCCAGTAAAAGCTACAAATATTTCAAGAAACGATAAAACTTCTACCGGAGAAAAATCTGGTTGGTATTTTTTTCATCAAAATAATGAACATTGGATCTCTGTATATGGTAATTGGAGAACAAACCAACAATGGAAGTTTTACAGCAATTCTATAAAAGAGCTTTCTCCGGAACAGCAGACAGAATTAAATAAAGAAATAGAAATAAATCTGCAAAGGGCCAAGAAAGAAAGGGAGAAAAAGAATAATGAAGTTGCGAAGGAGTGCGAAAGAATTTTTGAAAATTCTAAAACAGTTAATGAGCATGAGTACCTATCAAGTAAAGGGTTAAAAAATAATTATGGATTGACAGAGATGAACGGATCACTTCTTTGTCCGGTGTATTCTACACAAAATACAAAAAAACAATTAAGAAGTCTTCAATATATAACAACAGAGTCTAAACGCTTTGCTTCTTCTTCTGAGGTAAAATCTGGGATATACACAGTAGGCATAGGTTGGAACGATTGGTCCAATATAAAAACCATAGCAGTTACGGAAGGATTAAGCGATTGCCTAAGTGTGTACGAAAGCACAGGTCTTCCGACAATATGTGTGTTTTCTGCAAATTTTGGATTAGTAGCTCTTGAGAATATCAGGAAATTTTGTAATGCGGAGTTCTTAATCTGCTTTGATCATGACCAGAATGGGGTTGGACAGGCAAAAGCTAAAGAGATTTGTGCTTCACTTAGCTCTTGCTTGATAAGAATACCTAGTAAAGTGGGAGATTATAATGACTTGTACCAGGAAGAAGGGCCTAATGCAGTAAAAAGTGAAATCCTTAGTAAAGGTTATAAGTTTTCACAATACTCAATAAAAAACTTTGTAGGGAGTCCGCCGCCGAGAAGGTGGTTGGTAGATCAAAGTTTAGAGTTATCTAAAATATCCTTGTTATGTTCTATAGGTGGTATAGGTAAATCTGGAATAACTTTGAAGGCCTGTTTAGACATAAATCAAGGGAATGGTAATTTTCTAGGTAATAAAATTATGGATAAGGGTAATTGTATTATTTTGTCTA